CTACTATATCTAATAATTGTCCAAAAGGTCCTGCTACTAGATTACCTACTAAATCTTGTAATTTAGTAACTGCTAAATTAAATTTAGTTTGAGCATCTTGTCTTTGTTGAGCTTGTTTAGCTTCCTCTTCAGTTATTTGAGCTAATGATTTTCCACTCTCAATAGCTAATTTTTGTTTTTGTAATTGATCAGCTAATTGATCTGCACTTAAACCTAAAGCCTCAGCAAATGATCTCTGTGCTATAACATTCATGCTTTGGAACTTCTCAAGCGTCATTCCTTGATTGCTAAGTTCTTGAGCTAATATTACTTGATCACCCATTAAAGCAGCTGCTCTTGCTCTTTCAAGATTAAGTTGTTGACCAGTAATTAATTCTGCTTTTAATTCGTTTTCAATTGATGTTTCGAAATTTAAAAGCGACTCACCTTGATTTTTAACTTGTTCAAGTGTAGTACCTAATGCTTTTGCTTGTACTACTGCTTTAACTATTTGTTCTGGGTTATTTTGTAGGTTAGCTGCTAATTGGCCTGATACTTTAGCTGCTTCAGCTATTGTTGCTCTAAAAGGAACACCTACTCTAAGAGTATTTCTTGTAGCAACAAAAGCACCAACCATTGCATCGTTAACTGCTTTTGAAGACTTACCTGTTAATACAGATAATTTATAAATACCTGCTGCCTCATCTGCTTGTAAACCAAACTGTTTGGTTAACATGATTTGAGTTTCTAAAGCATCAGCTGAGTATTCAGCTACAAAGCCTGTTGCTGTAGCTAACTCATTCATTGCATCAGCTGCATTTTGAAGAGTAACGTTTGAATTAGTAGCTGATTGGGCTACTTTAACTAAATTACTTGCTACTCTATTTGCTTCATCAGCACCGTAACCTATATTTTTACTTATGTCAGTTGATACTTTACTAAAACGGAAACCAGCGTCTATAATTGCTTTATAAGTAAAAGCAAGACTAGTAGCTAGTATATTAGATCTACTAAATAAATCTGTTATATCTTTCCATTTACCAGATATAAAACCAGATAATGTAGTTTGTTTTTTTAATCCCTCTGCTGTTCTTAAAGTATTGCGAGTTTGATCTTCAAGTTTTTGATTTAAATCTAATTGTAAAGTAAGTTCTTTAATTTTATTTTTTGCTGCAACTAATGATCTAGCATTAGCTATTCCTCCTTCTCTATTATATCTAGCAGCAGCTTCTCTTAATTTGTCTTCTGCTAGCTTTCTTTCTATACTTATCTCAACGTTTCTTTTATTAAGTTTATTTAGTTGACTTGAAAGACCAGCAATGTCTTTAGATAAATTTTTCGACTTTAGTAAACCCTCAGAAAAATTTCTTGTATTTTCAGTAACACCTATTAATTCACTTCTTACACCTTTACTTAAAGAACTTCCTATGTCTTCAATTCGTTGAAGCGTTTCGTTTAGTTCTTCATTAAGTTTTTCGACCTGTTGTTGTACTTCTTTTGTAGTAGCCATAATACATTATTGCGCCATATAAATATTAAAGGTGCCTATTTTTTAGGCACCTTCGTTGTGTATGTTGGTGTTATGTTTGGTCGCGCTATTTCCTTATTAGATGCATTTTTAAGCATATTTTGTTGTTTATCTGACTCCTCACGTTGTTTTTCATAATATTCCTTTAATGTTTCAAACGTAAAGCGACGTAACCAAATAGGCATGTTGTAGACGGTTTCCCAATCATATCCTCCTTGTCCATTAAATACTATCTCGTGGATTTGCTTAAATAAAAATAATCTATATTCCTGCGTCAGGCCAAAAAAAGTTAAGAGATACTGGTATTGCTATACCCTCCCCTGTATAGTTTTCATCATCTGGCATGAATGTTAAATCAATATCGGGTTGTACTTTAGCATAGTACTCGCGTAATGCTCTAGCATCAGGTGCTAATAATGCATTATCAATAAAATCACGAACTGATTTAATATCACGATCACCGTTAACTGAGGTAATCATGTGTTTTAAACGTGTAGTAACGTCGTATGAGCCGTTTGGATTTACTTTTTGTAAACCTTTAATTTCAGCCTCAATTTTTTTCTCATCACCGTGAGTCAATAATTTGAATGTTACTACATTTCCTGATTTGGGAAGTGAGAAGCTAAATTCATTTACTCCTGGGGTGAACAATGATTCATCTAAATTTTTATCGTTTAATTGAGATAAATCAACAGTTGTTTCTATCTCTTGTCCTAATCTATTAACATATTTAAATGAATAATCTTTACCATAACCTAAAATACGAGCAGCAACTAATATTGCATTTTTATCACCGATTAAAACATCATCGTAGTTGATTGGTGTTATAATTAATGATTGTAATAATTTATCAATTACTATGCCTTGACGCATATAGTTTGCATTGGTAAGAATATCTTCTTCCTTTGCAGTCATATATTTCATTTCAATTTCACCTTTAGATAGTGGTGATTCTTTAGGATACAATAAACCTTTTGAAGGCAACGAAACTGTTTCCGTTGGAATTTTAAATTCAGCCATAAACTATTTTATTTGTTGTATATATAAATATACGTTAAGTATATTTCTTAATGAAATCTAAGTAGGTATTTTTTGGACTAAAAACCTGATCATACTTAGATGCTGCTTGACCTTCTACTGGATAAAATCCACCTGTAGATGATTTTTTCTGAGTTGTTGTTGGGTATACTGTTGGGTCTTTATCTTGTTTATAAGGAATACCACCGTTTACATTAGGTTCTTCTAAATCTAAATTTGTGCTTTGGAATTTTGGTTGTAACGCATTGTTGTTACGGATTGGATTGTTTTCTAAATATGTGTTGGTAGGTATATATGTTTGAAAAAAATTATTAGGCCCACCAGGATTAGCAAAAAAACTAGGAGTACCTGTAGTTAATGGTCCATATCCCGTAATAGTATCTAATCGCTTAAATCCACTAGGTGCTGGGCTTTCTAGGTCCAGGTTTGTGATTTTAAATGAATTTAATAAACTTCCCATGACTATAAATATAAGATAAAGAAAGGCGCTTGCCAAAGCAAACGCCTAAAAAAGAAATATGAGGGAGGAATTAGAAGTTAAGTACGCAGTAATCCATTGCGATAGATACTGACAAATTGATTGCAGCTTCGTTAGCCCAATCGTATTCACCAAAAGTTGCTGTTTTTACATAAGCACCTTTGATAATCCATTCACCTACTACATCACCTACAGGACCTAAGATGTCTAATGTTAAGTCTTTCTTGTAGAAATCAGAGTAGCCATCACGACCAGTTACTGATTCGTGTGCTAAACGAGCCCATTCCATTACAGCTTGTGCGCCAGATGGGGTTACAGGATCGTATAAATTTAAAGTCATATCATTCCATCTAACTTTACCTTTAACTTTACGGTAAACGTTGATATGATCTAAAATAATTTCACCAGCTTCAAATCCAGGTGCAGTTGCTGATTTAATCAAGTACGCAGGAATACCATCGATGTACATGATAAAGCGATTCTGAACTTTTGGTTCAAAAGCGGTAAACATTATTTCGTTAGCGTCTAATACAGGCATTTTATGTTACGTTTTATTGCTATAAATAAATATTAGCAACTACACCCCCTTATGCAGGGAATGTAGCGCCAGTTGGTAATACGTTAAAGTTCAAGATAATGAATTCAGCAGTCTTAGTTGGTTGGATATAGATCTGACCTACTAATTGGTTTCTGTCGATTACATCAGGAGTATTGTTTGTTTCATCCATTACTACCTTGTAAGCATACAAACCTTGTCTTTGTACTACTGATTCTAAGTATGGGTTAACTTGGGCTAAGAATCTATTACGAGTTACGTTAGTATTTTGTTCGAATACTAAATTATTAGCTACTTGGCCGATATAGTCTTTCAACGCGATCAATAAACGACGAACGTTTACGCGATCTAAAGCTGTAGCTCTACGTTGTAAAGTTTTCTGACCAAATACTACAACACCTTCTCCAGGGAATGTAGCTAATGGGTTAACATTACCTATATACAATGCATCACGATCGTTTTGAGATAATTTTCTTTCAGCTCTTAATACTGAAGGAATACCACCACGGTTTAAACCTGCTGGTGCAAACCATTCAGCACCAACTTGATCGTTGAATGCGTAAACACCACCGATTACTGTTGAAGGTGGAGCCCATACAGCTTTACCTAATCCAGAGCTAAACAATTGAACCCAAGGCCAATATGTTGCTGAGTAGTTACTTGACTGCCCAGCAGCAGCTGCAGTAGCTGTAGAAACTACAGCACCGTAGATTTTAGTATCAACAACAGCAATTGCATCACCTCTACCTTCGCAAGTAGAAATCATAGTTGAAGCAGCACTGTTATCTAAGCTAACACCAGGAGCTAATAATACATTAAATCTGTATTCGTCCTTATTATTTAATAAATTGAAAGCTGTATTGTAATCAGCAGGTGCAAATCCTTGAATGTTAACTAAAGTAATGTTTTCATTCATTTTTTGTTCTGTTGTTGTAGCAACAACACCACCAGCAAATGAACCACCAAATGATCCACTTCCTAATGCTGGTAATGATCCGCTGTATTGGCCAGCTTTGAAATTACCATTATTATCAATAGAATCTACTTGTGGAGTTGTTATTGATTTAATACGCACATACTGAGAAGCATTAGCATAAGATCCAACATAATCAATGTATGAAGTACCATCAGCATCTACACTGTAAACTGGTTTTAAATCACCAATTACACGAGAAATAAAGTTTGGTAATGCTGGGTCTAATGATAAGTTAGGCCAAGTTTCAATATAGTTAAGTTGAGCATTATTGTCGTTACCTTGACGAATTGCTAAAGTAAATGTACCGCTACCAGTATCTACTTGCGTAATTTCCCAACGCACGTTAAGTGCACTACCGCTTGCTAAAGCACCAGCGCTTAAGCTAGAGGTATTATTCATTATATCACCCCAAGCTAATGTTTCAAGTGCAAATGAAGCTGTAGTTGGACCACTGTTTGTAAAAGCAGTTACGTTAGCACTTGCATATGTGCTGATATTAGCTGAGCCACTAATAATACGAGTAACTAATAATGTTTGTCCACCGTTTTGGA